CGTCGCACCCTCACGGGCGCGTGGATTGAAACGAAGAAGTTTTTCTAATTCAGGTCTCTCTTTTAGTCGCACCCTCACGGGTGCGTGGATTGAAACTGCATCAAGCGTTAATTTAGACAAGATTTTTGCGTCGCACCCTCACGGGTGCGTGGATTGAAACGTTCTGGAAGGCGAAAAACCTGGCCAAGCAGGAACGTCGCACCCTCACGGGTGCGTGGATTGAAACTTGCGTAGCTGGGGTTCGTTTGGTGAGTATGAGAGTCGCACCCTCACGGGTGCGTGGATTGAAACATGTCGCTATGAGCAACAAAGATATTATTAATTGGTCGCACCCTCACGGGTGCGTGGATTGAAACTATATGGATTGGCTCCGGGACCTTGCAACCCATGCGTCGCACCCTCACGGGTGCGTGGATTGAAACTCCCACTGGAATATCATGATGCCAACGGCGCGCAAGTCGCACCCTCACGGGTGCGTGGATTGAAACCTTGTATCTGTGTGCAAGCCATGCGCATGCTGATGTCGCACCCTCACGGGTGCGTGGATTGAAACTCGTCAGACAAATTCTCAAAGCCGGGAACGTCTTGTCGCACCCTCACGGGTGCGTGGATTGAAACACGTCCTGATTAAGCACAGAATAAAATGAGGGACGACAGGATAGTTGATCAGTGTTGAATTAAGGTTGAAATCCGTTGGAAGCTTGAAAACAAAAGAGGTTGCAAGCGATGCCGAGCACAAGTAGGTATCTGATCAAAACGGAGGGCAAAACACGGGTCAATGACAAGTATCTGATCAAAACGAATCACCCAGGAAAGATCTATGCAGATGGTGTGCAGACGCCCTGCACAGATATGGGTCCACGCTGCAAGAAATCGAAATCGCCAAGGATTACCCGACGAAAAATTAAAAATGTCCGGATAGACTGGACTGTGAGGTTAATCAGAGCGATGTGTCGGTCATGGACGACAACATCACATCGAGACTAATCAATTATCATCAACAACGCCGGGACCTCATGGACCTGCTCAATGATGCCATAGACAAATTGCATGCCATGCGATTGAGGGATGAGGACGACGTCACTGCTAAAGCGTGCGAGGATATTGCGGAGAGGTCAGGTAAGATAAAGGACCTATTGGATGGACTATAACATCCGGCAGGGCAACTCAAAAAAAGGCCGCCAGGGATAACCTGACGGCCTGAATTGCTTATAGGGGCTGTTGTCTATAATGCTTTTGTTTCAATCCACGCCTCTGTGAGGGAGCGAAAAGGCCGGGCGTGATCACCTGGCGGCAAGTGAACCTCCGTTGCATAGGGGATGAAACCCGGTTGCAATGATGTTGCAGAAGTGGTGTAAACTGGATGAAATAGCAACCATGTCTGACACAGAAACACCCATCGTAGTGACGCCGATCCCCGTGTACGGATCAGTCACTGTTATATCTCCGCAGGACCAAGGCAAAGAACATCCCCAGACCTATCATCTGCGGGAGTCAGCCATTGCGCTGATGTGGTCCACCCGCCAGGGTCATGAAATAACAGCATGGGTGCGGGATGTGCTCAACAACGTATGGATTGTGATCAGGAATGAAGAGGAAGATGATTGAAATGAAAAAGGCCGCCAGGAACTACCTGGCGGCCTGAAATGGCGTGATGTACTAATAGGTGGTCAGGACGCGAGCTTATCCGCATAATAACCAACCATGCTGTAATGATCGCGCAACTCACGCTCGGTGACATAAGTGCCTCCGGGATGAGCAATATACTTAACCATCCAGTAATCGCCACTGCCGCAGGGATTAATCTTGCGAAGTAACTTGCCGGATGTGCATCGCTGATTGAGTCCATGACCATAGGGCACCACAACCGTCATGCCTACCGCCCACTCAGTAACCGCTGTGCGATTAAGAGGAACATGGGGGGAGCGATCCATCCCGTCCGGCCAAGTGAGCGGATAGTCAGGATTACTCATGACTGCACCTCCCCTGGTTGTACTTGCGGGCGGTCATATCCCAGTTAGCCTCCAGAGCTGAGCGGTGGCGCTCAAGAGGGACAGCCCCGACATGATCAGCCAGCTTGCCGGGCGGCATCGTGCGAGGATCCGCGTGCGGCTCGTAGGTCTCTTGACCGGTCTCTGAGGCCATCTTGCGGGCATCCGAGCGTCCACGGTTGATGATGGTGTACATCAGGTACTGGACATGCTCCACGGCAGCATGATCTCGCAGGGTATTGTACACAGTCCGACCTGTGCAGGATAGATGCAGTTGGTCGCGCACAATAGCCGCCAGATAGTCCAGCGCTGTCTCATAGCGCTGCATGGCATCACGCAGGTTGTGAATAGCCTTGTCCATCTCCGTCCAAGTCCGGTTCTTGAGGGGAGCCTCGCCCAGGTAGGAGGCCAGCCTATTATATATAGGCACGTAGTGCTCTTGGGTGGCCTTGGTCAGTGACTCGGTGACACCTGTGGCAGCCCAAATCTCGTCATGCCGCCAATCCGTCAGAGACGGTAGGGGGCAGCCCTGGGACTGGATGCGCTTGTAGGCCTTGCCGGCCATAATGGAGAGTACGGTGATCTGTCGCTTGGTAAGTGGCTTGCTCATATGACGATGGATGGATTGTTGTTGTCCTTGGGCTGATAGGGCTTGGGGTGTTGCAGGGCCTTGATCAGCTGCTGGCGCTGTGCGGGAGTCAGATGGATCAGTGTTGCAGTGCTTGCTCCGCGCACCGATCCTGTCGTGATAGTCAGGACGACATGGTTATCAATGTAGACTACCTCCATCTCAGTCATCGCGCTGGGTGCTCCTCTCTACGTAAAACGTCTCTACCTGCTCAATCTTAAGCCCCAGCTTGGCAAGCTTGTGGGGCTTGACATGCTGGCGGATTGCCTCCTTATCCGGGGTCACCTTGGTGACCAGGTACACCTTACGGCGAGTGGTCTTAAGCAGCTGCACTACCTTAGCCCATGTCCAGCCATTGGCGGGCTTGAGGCTGGGCTGGCCCAGGCGGTAGCCGTAAGTGGTCAGGGCGGTGGTGCCGGACTTGCGTCCCTTGGCAAACAACTCCTCACGGCGAGGAGCAGCCCATTGCTCAGCCATCTTGGTGAGGCGGTCAATATCCTTGGTCAGCTCACTGATCCTGGGATCATGATCCGTGAGGACTTTTTGCATGGCAGCCTCCTTGGCTGCCTGCAAGGTATCCAGCTCGACGCCCTTGCGGGCGATGTCGTCCAGGGTCTGGCAGAATTCGGCCCGATCCTTGATGACCTGTTGGTCGGTTGCCTTGGTTGTTGTGCGCGTCTTGCTCATCTCTATCGGTGTGTGGGGTTAATCCTGTAGTAAATCAAACATCTCATTGAGCCTGAACCTTATATCATCAAGATCATCTATAAGATCATCATAAGTGGTAACTAAATCCATAATGGATAACTCGTTATCAGTAACGATGTTTGATGGATCAAGACGAGCTAAATCCGTAGATCCCACCCTGTTGTAAATGGTTGCGGTCTCGGTCAGTAACTCCTTAGCGCGGATCTCGCGCCTATTAATGTAGGCCATATTATATTAATTATTTGTGGTTGTGAGTCTTATTGAGTTGCTTGCGCTTGCGGGCTACCATAGATACGACATCCTGCCAAGTGAGGTCGGGCGTCTGTAGCCATGTGTAGAATTTAGCGCCGTCCACCGGGACATAGCGCTCTCCCAGCTGCTCCAGCCGGATGGCTATCATGCCCGGCCAGTGTGGGTCGTAGATAGTCCAGTAGTTGCCGGCTCCGGCAAATCTGGACAGCTGCATGCTGATCAGCGTGCATAGGGTCTCTGGATCGTAGGTCATGGCTGGTCAATGTACATGTAGATGGGAGGGACGGCGTGTCCGAGGGACCTTGTTGGTCAGTCTGTGGATTATATCGTCTGAGGCGTGATAATCGCCGCAATTGGCGCGGTATGTCTCCGGACCGAGGGCCTTGGCCAGGGCTTGCCGGCACTCCGGGCAGACCGCATAGGTCTGCCCGTACCGCTGGGTGATCTCCAGGCGGGCGTGCCGGTGGTAATAGCAGTAGATGGGATCAGTCATGACGGCTGGCCCTCCTCCCTTGGTAAATCCGCATCCACAAGATCGGCAAACCGCCTAAATGCCTGTATCGCATGATAGGGATTAAGGGCGGCAGGCATACCGGGCACCAGCAGGGTGTTGGTCTCATGATCATGAGTAGCCCATGTGCTGACGGCAGTCCTGAGCTTACGGCTACCCTTGGGCGCACGGGCAATAGCCAACGCTCCGTCCGGTACTTGCCGCCCAAATTCAATTATGCCGCTTAGCCAGCAATAAGCATAGGTGTACTCCATCATTGCTCGCCCTCCCGGTTACGGTTGATCGCGTCAATCATCACCTTGCCGATGGCGTCGGTGTTGCGGGTGATGATCTCCTTGAGCAGCGTGGCGACACGGGAGGCCGGTGTCTCGTGATCGGCCTCCTGGAGAGTCTCACTCCAGATGGCCAGTCCGGTCTTGCCCTTGTCCGTAAGTACGTCCTCGATGTGCAATACATACTTGCTCCCCTTGGGAGCCGGCTTGATGTCGGGCGCTTGCTGCCGCCCGTCCTGCTGATGGTTAATGTTGGTGCTGTACATGATAGTGGTGGATTAGTGGTTAATGATTGATGGCGGATGGCTCGTCCTCGGACGGGCCGACGGTGATGTTATCGACGACCTTGGTCATCATGAGGGCATCCAAATGGGCGATGGCCAGATTGAGCGAGTCGTAGTCCGTCTTGCTCAGGATGGCCACATTGAGGTGGTTGATCCGGTCAACGTGGATCTGTTGCGTTACATAGAGTGATGACCGATAACTGGACCATTGCTCGTCGCTCAGCTTGGGGATGAGTGACGTCGCCAGGTAGTGGTGAGTGTCGACGATGGCATTAAGGGCGGCCAGGCGGAGGACCACATATCGGGAGCCTCCCATGACCACGATGCTGTACTTGATGGTCTTCTTGCTCATGTTGGGAGGGGGGTGGTTAAACGTTGTCCTGGGCGAGCATGGCCTCGCGCAGCAGGACAACGTCCTGCAGGAGCTGAGGCAGCAGCTCGGCGGCATCGGTGAGGGCCTGATGGATATCGCCCAGGTCGACCGGATCGGTCGTGCCAATGGCTCCCCATGTTGACAGCGCCGTACTGACATGGGCGGCCAGTTGCGGTATGCCGCCGCCAAATCTTATGGCGGCGAGGGTCTCTTGTGGGATTGTGATGGCGCCCACGATTGTCTTGTTGTTGGTGTCTTGTTGCATGATGATAATAATTAATATTAAGGTGTTACACATGGGCCGGCATCTTGCCGGCCTGCATCTCGTCCAGCTTGCGCACGGCTGCCAGGTAGTAATCCCAGGTAAGGTCCACCCCGGCATTGTTGGCGGCCTCCAGTCCCTTGCGCAAGCGCTTGGTGGTCTTGCCAAATCCATATATATTGGCCTGCTGCTTGAGAGCGGCCAGCATGGCACGACTGGGAGTCGGATAGCCGTAATAAGTCCAGAGGGTCTCCAGGTCACGGGTCTCGATGTGATCCGGGAGGCGGTAGATATTGGAGGCTCCTCGCTTGGAGGTCTGCTCCAGGATGCCTTGCCACTTGTCGTTATGCTCTACGTACTCGGCCAGGACGGGCGTGCCCACCAGGAGCATGCCGCACTGGGTCTCGTCGTACAGCTCGCGCAGCTGCTCAATGCCCTTGCGGCCGGTCTTGTCGCTGTCCAGCGCGTGGTGTATCTCGTCGACGATGAGCAGGTGCTCCGGAGTCAATCGGTTGACGATCTTGGAAATTTGAAATTCCGTATTGCCTTTGACCGACAAGCCTAATTGAGCGGCAATGCGGTAGAGCAGCCGTCCCGGACTGGTGACTACCGGGCAGCGCACCAGGATGACCGTGCCGGGGTGACGTCGGCGGTACTCCTTGAGCGCCCAGGTCTTGCCCCACTGCGTCTTGCCCACCAGCATGGAGGCGTATTGGTTGACGTGGGTCAGCTCGGCAATCTGCATCACGTACCTGGAGAGAGCCGTCTCGATAAACGGACCATCCGAGGTTGATTGCTGTCGCAAGAGCAGCACGCCGCACAGGTCATCAAGCCTGGCCAGATGTGGACCGGCCGGAGATTGGTAGTTACCAATCAGCAGGCGGTGCATCACCGTCGTACTCACGGGGAGCTTGTCGGACAGCGTGCGCAGAGTCCACTGATGCTCGACGGCGTAGTTGATCAGGTCCGTAAGCATCTTCTTGTGGCCCTGCTTGTAGGGCGTTTCTGGGATGCGGTCCAGATACCTGCTCAGGTCAGCGTCATTATTGATTTTGGTAATGTCGTCCATCTATTATATTGGGGTTGTTGTGTTTACAAAAATCTTACATCGGGCAGGTCGTGGGGCAGCTCGTCGTCATTGCTGCCGTTGGCGGGGATGAGGCTGATGTCCGGCATGGACTCGGCCGCCGCCGTGGCAGCCCTGGCCACGGCCCGCTTATCGGCAGGCGTGGGGGTGAGGCTGTAGGCCTGGGCGTACTCGGATATCGTCACCGGCTCTCCCTCTATTACCCTGCGGTTGTGCTCACGGGCGCGGACAATATCCGCCTCCGTGGAGGCTCCTATAATGCGGGCATACTCCAGCTGCTGCTCCCGGCGTCCGGCCGCCTTGCCCATGGCCTGCTCCACGGCGTGCGTGTCGGCCGTGCAGACCCTCCGCACGAGGGCTGCAGTGCCGATGATGCGGCCGTCCTGACCGCACACAAAGAGCTGATTGGCATCGTAGGGATTGACGTAGCCCTGGTACTTGCCGGGGGCCAGCTCCCGGCGCGCTCCGTCGGGAGTAACCACGCGGGCCTCGTAGATCAGCTCCTCGTCCCGGATATCCTTGTTGCGCATGCGGATGTAAGCGCTGGCCACCTTGATGGGCCGGGCCATCTCCATGCCCAGGATCTGGCAGATGCACCAAGCGGGCAGTTTGATGAGATTATTACCCTTGGCCTCCTCGTAGTCCCAGGCCTCGGCGGGACTCATGCGGCGGCGGCGCACCAGGTCGGCCCCGGTCTCGCAGGCATTGCGGACGATCGTCTGGGCGATGGCGGGATCAACCTCCCCGGACGGAGTCCAGGGGGAGGAAGCGGAAAGCCTCATCTCCTCGACGGTGTACCCGCAGCGCTCCCAGCCCTCCAGCTTGTGAGTGGTCCTGGCATTGATATCGCGGACGATCTTGGTCAGCTCGTGGCTCAGCTCGTCCATGGTCAGCATGTAGTGCTTGATCTGGCCGGCACGCTCCGCAGGTAGCTTGTCTGCCGCCTTGATGAGCTGATCCTCCGCCCGCGCCAGACCGTGGAGGGTTTCCGGGGGCGTGCGATCATGTCCGGTTGCACCCGGCAGGTGGCTGACTCGGTTGTGCTGCAGGTTGTGATAGGACTCCAGGGGGGCCTTGTGGCGCGGGTTGCCCACGCCCCGGCCGCCGTGGCCCTGCTTGAGGGTCTGGCGCACACCTCCGATGCCGGAGCGGTCCACCTTGATCAGACCGCCGCTGGCGTGGTAGAGCAGCTCCTCCAGCTCCTTGCTGATGGCCGCCGTCCCGTTTTCCACCACGAGGGTGGTGCCTCGTGGGGAGTACCCGACAGTGGCACCCCACAGGGCCAGGATGCAGCGCATGTCGCGCTGGTTGAGGTGGATCATCTTGCCCGTCTCCTCGTCGCGGCGGCGGATTTTTTGGCCCCACGCCACGCGCTTGCCCGTAAGGTACTCCAGCACGCCAAGCTGCAGGGGTTGCCCCTTGTCGCGACCGGCCAACACCAACAGGTCGAGCCACACGTCGTCAAACATGAAATGACTGCCCAGCCAGAGTCCCTCGCGGGTGGCCAGCACCTGGGCCAGCTGGGGTGCGGCGGCACGGATGCCCTGCTTGAGGGCCACCGTCTCCAGGGACTGGGGGGCGAGCCGCTGCAGGTTGCGCAGGCTCCAGCCCTCCGGGATGCGCGGCCAGCCCGGCCAGTCCTCATAACCGGGGATGGTCTTGCGCCGCTGGCTCCAATCCTGGAGGAGCTGGAGGTGGGCGGTAGGCACTCCCCCCTTGCGCTGGCACTGGATACAGCGCTCGTGCCAGTCGGCCAAAAATCTGGGCAGCGTGGTCCTGCTGCGGGCCTGCTGCTTGCGGTAGCGGCGGTCCACCAGAGATAGCGGGTCCTCGCCGGCGGCGCGCCACGCCTCGTACCAGCGGCGCATGGACACGGCGGAGATGCCACACAAGGCCGCCGCCTCGTCAATGGCCCTCATCTTGAGGCCGCGACAGGCGCTGGCCTCCTTGATGCGCTTGCAGGCCGCATAGAGGGCGAGCGCCTTATCCCGCTCCAGCAGCGGCAGATTGTCCATGATGTGGTTGCCCATCATATTAGAGTGTAATTGTGTCGTTAACTATGCCGTCCATCGTGCCCTTGACACGCTGATCGTCGATGTCGGACACCTTGCGGGAGTAAGTGGCCAGGGCCTCGGCAAACAGCTCGCGCTCCTGGACACGCAGTAGGTTGACGTAGCCGCGGTCGACGTAAGTGCCCAGCTGCTTAAGCAGCATGGCCGCGTCCTGCTCGGCCTGGTGGCGTCGGCGCTCCATCTCCTCGTCGCCTGGGTTGATGGCGGCCAGGTCATTGGCCAGCTTGTCCATGGGGGCGAGGGCGGTGGGGCCTTGTGGATTGCCGGAGCCGGTAAAGCCGATGTGGCGCACGTCGTGGGTGGTCTGCTTGCGAGAGGCGATTACACCGAGGTTAAGCATCATTTGGCGGGGCGTCTCGGCCCCGTCGGTCGCCTTGGCCACCAGCTCCGGAGGTGCGGCAGGAGATGTCCGGTCATCCAGGGTGGTGTCCAGCTGGGTAGCCTCAGTGGCTGACAGGCGGGCCTTGGCCGCCTTGTAACAGCGCATGTAGCGGTTGGCTGTACGCTGATCAAAATTCAAATTCGACACATGTGTCGAATTTGGGGATGCCCTAAATAATTGTCCCCACTCACCACGATCCGTTGCTGCCTTGAGCTCCACCAGCAGTTTGCCCAGCTTGAGGCCTGCCATCACGGCATTGCGTCCGGCACATGCCGCCATCTCGGCCTGGGCCTGGGCGTAGCGGTGCAGGCGGTTGGCCTCGCTGACGTCCAACGCCACACGTGTCTCGGCGGGTATGGATAAGTAATTGCTCATAGTTGATCGTTGTTAAGATATTGTGCTAGTGCGGCTCGGAGCTTAATGATAGCGGTGTCCTGGATGGACCAGATCATCCTGTCGGATGGCCCCATGTAATGAGCCAACTCAGGGTGGGTCAAAGGTCCGTCGTGATGTACCTGGTAATGGCGGCGTACCTCCGGCACACTCCACATGGCTCCCCAGATAGCCCACTCCTCCTCGGTCATGGGCGCGTCCATGTCTACCGGCTTATCATCCATCGTGGTGTCACCTCTCTAGCACGGGCAGGATGGCAGTGCGCGGGTCCTTAACGCCGTCGCGCACCTGGCGCTCCTCCGCATCCAGATACCACCCCCCTGCCTTGACCATTCCCAGGATTGCCAGGAACATGACTGCTATGGCGGCAACGATATTGGCGAAGGTTCTCAGCATCGTTACTTGCTCCTCCTCATCCTTGTTAATCTGCGATAAGGCAGTGCCTCAACTTTGGCTGTTAGGCGTTTAGAAGCACGACGCCCCGTCAGCACCATATAAAGATGTTGTCGAGACACACCTAGAAATAAGGCAGCATCACTGATAGTCCATCCCTTTGCCAGTAGACGCTGTATGGCGGTCGGCTCTTGTGTTGTTGAAATCATTATGTTAGATGTTTGTTTTGTAACGCGTGACTGCGTTACTCGTTACAAGAACGAATTAACATCTGTGTTAACTTATATGCAAGAAAAAAGTTTACAGCTAGGGCAATTTTCCAAGCGCCTAAAATATGCAATTAAGCAGAAAAGAATAACACAGAGAGAGTTAGCGCAACGTGTGAATATTTCGCCTGTAACAATATCTCGCTACATGTCATTAGATGTGCAAACACCAGGAGCGTGGGAACTATACAGGATTGCTAATGCTCTGGATGTGTCGATGGAGTGGTTATTAACTGGTGATAATCCTCCTAATGCTACTAAGTGGCAACAACGAGCAACTATTGCCGAAGCAAAATTAGAATCATTCAAACTAGGCCTACGCAATTTAACTGAGACAGTTTCTTCATTAACTCAAATAATTACAGATTAAATGGTTATGAATAATATTTTCCGATTTGTTGTAATTGTTGTAGGGATTATGCTTGTTATCACGACTGGAATAATTGCGTATTATTTGCATACCCTCTCGGCTGATATCCAGTACATCCACGAGCTAAATAAGCAGGAAATCTACAAAACATATAAGCAAGAGTATGAATATCAATGCAAGAGGTTCTACTTGTTTTCTGACGGCAAAATAGATTATCTTGATAAGTTTATGCAAGATGGCTGGCAGGTTTGCTCGTTTGTGGGGGTTGTACATGATGCTGACAGGACCAGAGGAGGAGAGGGGCATGTCTATGTTGTCTTACGTCGACCTCAATCCTGATTAACGTATGACACAGCGCAACATCCTGATCATAAATTTTATACATCCAACAATCATAACAAATTTATAATAAATTTGTTGCGTCGTTAGAGGCGTAGCTTGCGCGAGCTATACTCTGGCTCGATGACCAACACACATACCATGTTACATGGGGACTGCATGTCCCTGATGTCTACCATGCCGGACGGCTCCTACGATGCCGTGATTACTGATCCTCCCTACGCTACCGGAGGGACGTCCAGCGCCGCCAGGGCGCAGGATCCACGCGTCAAGTATCAGTCCTCCACAGCCCTCAAGTATTACCCGACGTTTGCCAATGACTGCCGTGACCAGCGCACCCACCTGATGTGGTCCGTGCGCTGGATGGAGCAGGCCCTGCGTCTGACTCGTCCCGGCGGCTGGCTGATGGTATTTAGCGATTGGCGTCAACTGCCTATCACATCGGACGCCTTGCAGATTGCCGGCTGGACCTGGAGAGGGATCATCCCCTGGGACAAGACGGAGTGCTGCCGCCCTCAGCTGGGGACGTATCGCAACCAGGCCGAGTACGTGCTGACCGCCACACGGGGAGGGATTGACAAGTCCGTGAGGCTATGCCCTCCGGGCGTGGTGCGCGAGCCGATCCGCGCCAGGGACAAGCTGCACCTGACCGGCAAGCCGGTCCCGGTAATGGAGCACCTCATGACCATCCTGCCGGCGGGATCCCGCATCCTGGACCCGTTTGCCGGCAGCGGCACCACGCTGGTGGCCGCCCGCAACAAGGGCCACACGGCCGTGGGCATTGAGCTGTCGTCCGACTACCACCGCATCGCCACCGACCGTCTCGGTCTGGTACTGCCTGCCTGACTTCCCGCACGCCCCCTGCAGATACCCTGCAGGGGGATTTTTTTGCCGCCGATTAGAGACGGCGGCAAAATGTGGTAAGGTCATAGGCATGGACGACAAGACAATCGCACAATGGTCCGCCGGTCCCCGCTGCACGGTAGCGGAGGCGGCGGAGTTGCTGGGCACCTCCACTCAGACAGTAAGGCGCATGGTGCGGCTGGGACAGCTCATCGCATGGCGGCCCAACCCGGTGGGCCGCAAGATGCTGCTCTACCGTCTCCAGGTGGAGGCCATGAGCGAGACAACCCAGCACAGCGCGGTCAACCAGGCGCGCCTGCTGCAGACGACCTTTAATTTTTATAACTAATTTGCGCCAAATAAATTGTAAGCAACAAGCGCAATAGAGAAAGTGCATCACGTGGGCTAAAGTGTCCCCATGAGCAACGATCCATCTCTTGTTGATAATACTGCTGGTGCGCATGACGATGTCCCGGCCCCGGGTGGGGCCGGGAACACCGCCGCCTCCAAGACTCCCTGGTACCTGTCCTACATCCTGTGGACCAACATAGCCGCTCTGCTGTCCATGCTGCTGCCCTCGGTGCGCGACTGGCTGGCGAGCAACCCCGTCGAATTTACGACCGCTCTTGGCGCGGTCAACGTCCTGCTGCAGTTTATAAGCGGCGGCAAATACCAGCTTACCGGAGAGGACGGCCAGAGTGGCCAGTCCGGCAATCCGGCCGGCGTCCTCCCTCGCCCTGTTGCCACGGGGGCGGACGCCACATCCCCCGTGGAGGACCGGAGTCAGGATCCCAATCAGGATCCGTCGTCCATGTCCCCTAGCTCCGGCTCCTCCTCCCCCTTGTCCGGATCCGGCCGCCTGATGCTCGTCCTGGGCGCGCTGATGGTCCTGCTTGGCGGCTCCTGCAGCAGCACGGATGCGGACCCGATAGCCACCAGCGTAGCTCTTACCGACGGCCAGGTAGTAGTCATCCGTGGCGGCTCCTCCCTGGTCGTGGACCGCACGGAGCACAAGCTGCTCTGGTCCCAGGCCGCCCCGGAGGTAGTTGTAGCCCCTGTAGTCCAAGCCACCTCCAAGTAAGCGGACTATTAACTATTACCTATTAACTCTTAACTATCATGATCTACGCGGAGTTACAACAAGACACGCTCGCCTGGCAGCGCGCCCTCAAATTTGCCGGGATGTACCGGGGCAAGCTGGACGGCCTCACCGGCCCGCTGACCCGCGAGGCGGCCGCCCAATGGCGCGAGAGCCACAAGCAGCTCCAAACCCGCTACGGACGGCTGGACAAGCGCACGGAGGATAACCTGCTCACCCTCCAACCCCTGGCCGCGCTCAAGGTGCGCCAGATGATGACGGCACTGCGAGCCCTCGGAGACTGGCGTCTCATCTGCGGCCTGCGCACCTACGACGAGCAGGACAAGCTCTACGCCAAGCGTCCCAGGGTCACCAACGCCAGGGGAGGCCAGAGCATGCACAATTTTGGGGTTGCGGCCGACGTCTGCCTGTTTAGGGACGGGGTCGACATCTGGGCACCCAGCGAGGGGCCTAACTCCATCTACAAGCCCGTGGCGGTCCTGGCTCGCCAGCTGGGCCTGGTATGGGGCGGAGCCTGGCGCACCCCCTACGATCCAGGACACGTCCAGCTGGGCGAGCTGTCCACGGCCACCCTCCATCACGCTTACACCACCGGGTCCGCCACGCTGGCCCAACTGCTCTGATCATGATCACCCAACTCATAGCAGACGCCGCCGCAGGCGTATCTCCGGAGGTTGTCGGAGGCATCATCGTGGCCGTCTTGGGAGCCTCCGGCGGCTGGTATGCTAAGGGCAGATTGTCCTCACAGTCAGACAGTGACACCAAGCGCGTCTACCTGGAGGACAAATTTGCCACCCGCGAGGAGGTCGCGGAGCTCAAGGCCCTCCACGCCAAGACCACGGACGACCTGCACAAGCGCCTCAACGGCATCACCGTCAAGCTCAACGAGATGGCCGGCACCCTTACGCTGATGATCGATATCCTCAAGACCCGCAAATCCTTATGACCACACGCGCCAATATCAAGATCACCGTCCTGCAGGTGCTCGACCGTCTGCCCGCCGGCTACCCCCAGAGGGTGTCCGCCCTCCGGGCCGAGGTGTCCCTGGCCCTGTCTCCGAGCCCCGGCACGGCAGATATCGACCTGGCCATCCAGGAGCTGGAGGCCCTGCGGATGATCACCTCCACCACCTGCATCCTCACCGGGGAGCGCAAGTACGCCATCACCGACGCCGGCCGCGTCCAGTTATCACAGATATGACCATCCACGATACCATCGTCACCGTTGCCTCCCTGGCCTTGATGGCCTGGATCGTCTACATCGTCTACCGCCACTAAACTCCATGCTCCGCAAGCCCAGACCAGACAGCGTGATCGGCTCCCAGCTGCCGCCCGTCATCAAGGACGACGTGGACGCCATGTTGTTTGGCGGCTCCTCCTACAAGGACGTCCAGGAGCGCCTGGCCGAGGACGGCATCACGCTGAGCCAGGAGGCCATCCGCCGCTACTACCACTCCCAAATCCTGCCGGCGCGCCTGGCCCGGCAGAACAAGACGGCCGAGGAGCTCAACAAGATATCCGTCGACGGCGTGGACGAGGCAACGATGCGAGCCATCCGCTCCGCCGCCCTGGACCTGGCCGCCTCCCCGTCCTGCGACCCCAAGGCATTGAGCATCCTTGTGGGGCTCATCCTCAAGGCCGAGCAACTGGCCCAGGACAAGCGCCGCCTCAAGATACTGGAGGCCAAGGCCGCCCAGGCCGACGCCGCCAAGCAGGTCACCCAGTCCACCCTCACCCCGGAAGAGCGCGACCGCAAGCTGCGCAGCATCTTTGGATGCTGAGGCATCCGGTTAATAGGTAACAGTTAATAGTTAATAACAACTCAACTCTCCAATGTCCTCCTCTCTGATCACAACGCCGCTGGAGCTGCTGCTGCCCTACCAGGCGCAGTGGGTGGCGGACGAGAGCCGCTTTAAGGCCGGCATCTGGAGCCGTCAGAGCGGCAAGGATTTTTCCACCGCGGCGGAGGCGGTGAGGGATGCGATGGTCCGGGCCAAGACCACCTGGATGATTGCGGCTCCCTCCGAGCGCCAGGCCATGGAGTCGCTCTCCAAGTGCAAGGAGTGGGCTGAGGCTTTTTCCATTGCCCTGGCCGCCGAGGAGATTGAGCGCCAGGACGGCCCCAACACGCTGCTCAAGTCCGGCTCCATCACGTTTGCCAATGGTTCCCGGATCCTGGCCGTGCCGGGCCGTCCGGATACCGTGCGAGGATTTAGCGCTAACTTAGTATTAACGGAGTTTGCATTTTTCGAGGACCCCGATGCGACATGGCGTGCTGTCCTGCCCTCCATCACCAACCCCCTGCGCGGGGGTGAAAAAAAGGTCCGCCTCATTACTACCCCCAACGGCAAGACCGGGCGTGGCGCCAGGACGTACAAGATCATCAACGACAACCTGATCCATCCCAGGGAGGGCCGCAAGCAGCACTGGTCCTGCCATGTGGTAACGATTGCCAAGGCGGTGGAGGATGGGCTGCCCATCGACATTGATGAACTGCGGGAATCCCTAGACGACCCCATTGGCTGGGCGCAGGAGTACATGTGCGAATTTCTCGACTCGTCCAACGTGCTGCTGCCCTACGACCTGATCGCCACGGCGGAGTCGGCCAGTGCCACAGTGTCCTGCGACCCGGCCATCTACCTGGGCAACAAGCTGGACCTGCGCCTGGGCATCGACTTTGGCCGCACCAACGACCCGACGGTCTGCTGGACGCTGGAGCGGGTGGGAGACGTGCTGGTCACCCGCGAGGTGCTGGTGCTGCGCAACATGTCCGTGCCCGACCAGATGGAGGTGTTGAGGCACCGCATCAAGGCCGCTCGCCGGGTGTGCTACGACTATACGGGCGTGGGGATTGGCATGGGCGACGTGCTGGTCAAGGAGTTTGGGCGCTGGCATCCGGAGGGCCACGAGTTTGGCAAAATCGAATTGTGCACGTTTACGACGGCCTTTAAGAGATTGATTTTCCCACGCTTACGACAGGCCTTTGAGTCTCCCTGCCGTGTCCGCATCCCGATCGACGTGGAGGTGCGCGAGGACCTGCACGCCATGCAGCAGATCTTTAGAGGCACGGATTACACCTACGAGGCCCCTCACACCAGAGAGGGCCACTCCGACCGCTGCACGGCCCTGGCTCTGGCCCTGCGCGCCGCCGACGGCCACGTGCAACACCACCTCCCGGCTCCAGGCAGCAGCCGCATCATCAAGGGTGCCGGCCTGTTTGGCGGCCGCTCCCACGGCTCTCTCTTTGGCGGCCGTCCCTCCCTCAACCGCTTAATGGCAGCAGCATAGTATGATCAGACGACTCTACAACTACATCCTCCACCGCAAGCCCCATGCAGAGGGCGTGCAGAGGTCGCTCACGACTCCCGACAATCCCTCCCAGGACAGCAGGCCGGGCATGTTTGGATTTTTGCCCTTGTCCGAGCTGGACAAGGAGCGCCGCCGCCAGATTGAGCGCGTCTGCCCGCTGGACTACCTGAGCGTGGACACGGTGCGCCGCTGCCTGCAGGAGTGCCAGCTGGGAGCCTATGCTGAGCAGCAGTGGATCTGGGAGCAGATGGAGCAATACGATCCGATGCTGCTGACCTGCCTCACCAAGAGGGACGACGCTCTGGACAAGTACGACTGGTCCATCACCGTCAAGCCCGATCTGGACGACCGCGACAGCCTGCTGGCTGAGGCTCAGCAGCGCACCATTACCGACCTCTGCAACGCCATCGTCAACATGGACGAGGCCATCACCGCCTTGTCCCAGGCGTCCCGCCGCCACTACAAATTCTTGCAACCTTACGCCGACAGCGATGGGCTGCATCTGCTGCCTATCGACAACTGGCTGATGTGCCGGGACGGCTACCGTGGGGCATGGGGCTACAACCCCAACGCCCAGTTTGGCCGTTACCGGGGTGAGACTTTGCCCGTCCCGTTGGACGACCTCATCCTGCGCCTGCATCCCCGGCCCATCGACATGCCAGCCCAGATGCTGGTACTCAACCGCAGCACCACACTTGCCCAGTGGGACGTCTTCTTGGAGCATCTGGGCACTCCTCCGGCGTTTTTTGTCCTCCCGGCGGATTGCTCGGAGGACCTGCGCCAGCTATACATTCAGGCGGCGGCCAGGATGCTGTCCGCCGCCACCGGCGTCATCGACCATGGTGCCGACATCAAGTCCGTCCCTGTGTCCCAGACGAGCGTCGACCTGTTTGACCGCCGCTACAAGGTAGCCACCGAGGAGATCGCCATGCTGACCACGGCCGGCAAGCTGACCGTGATGACCGAGTCGGGCTCCGGCACGCTGGCGGGGGGAGCCCAGGCCGACGGGTTTGCCGACTGGGCGGCGGGCGAATCGTCCTCCATCGCCACCGTGCTGACGGCCCAGCTGGTCAACCGGGTGCTCGACGAGTACCACCCCGGCCAGCCGCACCTGGTGGAATTCACGCTCTCGTGCGTGGACAAGACCACGCCGGACAAGGAGATTGCCAACGCGGCCGCCCTGCGCGCCGCCGGCTACGACATCGACGACGCCGAGGTCAGCGAGCGCACCGGCTGGCAGGTGACTGCCGGGGTATCCTCCTCCCAGCTCTACGCCATCAAGGCCGCCGGCTACGTGCCCCAGCAGCAGACCATGGAGGGTGTCGTCAAGATGCCCCTGCAGCCCGCCCCCCAGGAGACGCCCTACACGCTCAACTCCCGCCGCCGCGACGCCCTCACCACCCTGGCTCTGCACCGCAGCACCACGCTCTGGGAGCCGGCCCGCCGCCGGCTGGAGGAGGTGGTCGCCCACCGTCTCCGGGACATCGACGAGCGCCTGGAGCGGGTCACGCTGGAGCTGCTGCCCCTCTCCCCGGAGGAGCAGGCCCAGCTGGCCCTGATGCTGCAGGTGCCCGGAGAGGAGGAGATCGTCTCCACGGCACTCCAGATTGCCCGACGCCTCCAGGTGGCCCGTGACGAGGGGAGACGCCGCGCGGCGGCCATTGACCCGTCTCTTGCCACATCCACCCCTGCACGACCCCTGCACGGCGCAAATTCAGCCAAATCCGATATATGAGCAGCTACCGAGACAGATACATTGCCCGCGGCATCCCCCCATTTGACCCCTCCTCCTGCGCTCCGTACCCCGTCGGACAGGTCCCGCAGGCCGGCTGGTACCTGATTGAGCCGGCCGGCACCTACACCATCCCGGTGCCCGACACCTCCATCGCCCCGGACAAGCGCTGGGACGTGGACGAGGTCATCGACGAGGCAGCCCTGCAGGATATCTGCGAGTCCTATGACCCCGCCGTCAACGGCGGCAACGGCATCCAGGTCAACAACGACCACCTCTACCTGCGCACGACCGGCGACAACCCGGCCCTGGGCTGGTGCAAGGCTCTGGACTACGGGCAAGTAGATGGCCGCCTCTACCAGGCCGCCTACATCGCCTGGGTGGACGACGCCCACCGCGACCTTAACCAGGGCAAGTACTGGGCCTACAGCACCGAGTACAAGCTGGCCGACTACCAACAGGCATACAAGGACGGCTACAGACCGACGCGCCTGTCCGGCCTGGCCGTCACCAACAACCCGGACCACGAGGCCCAGCCGGGCATCATCCGCCAATCCGCTGCCGGCGACGTGGTCGTCCACAGCCGCAGCATGAGCATCTCTCATCACCACAATAACATGAGTACACAACAACGACACCAACGGGTCCTGCACTCCGAGGGCACCGCCCCCGGAGATGAGGACAAGAACAAGGTCAACGATACCAACACCAACTCCGACAATCCCCCTCCGTCCAACACGGAGGAGGAAAAGAAGAAGGAAGAGGCGGCCGATACGACTAACACCAACAACGACGACAACGACGAAACCAACTGCAACTCCGAGGACGAGGGCTGGCTTGGCATCTGCAACGAGATTGCCAAGGTGCTCAACCTCTCCGAGACCGCAACAGGCGACGACATCCTCAAGGCCGTCACCGACCTCAAGACGGACTTTGACTTGCTCAAGCAGCAGGCCGCCGAGTCCGGCTCCGCCACCCAGGCCCACAGCAAGGCTCCCCTCACGCGCCAGCTGCACAACAACCAGGGCGGCCGGCGCATGGACAGCAAGATCACTCCCGCCGGAGTAGTCACCCACCGCACGCCGGAGGGCAAGGCCGTCCAGATCCCGCAGAGCGACGTCGATCTGGTGGCCCATTGCCGCAAGGCGGTGGACGCCGAGGTAACCAAGCACGGCCGTGCCCTGACCCCCGGCGAGTACGATCGCGCCTGGTCCAGGGCGGCCGAGGAATTCGCCGGGCGGCGGCGAGGTAACAGTTAACAGGTAATAGTTAACAGTATCGTTACCATCCATCAATAACTATTAACTCTTAACCATTAACTATTAAATAACATGATTATCAAGCAGACTCCCGTGCTGCGCCGCGACTGGCCGGCCGGCACCACCGGCACCGACAAGAGCGAGGGCAAATTCGCCAAGCTCTCCGCAGACGGCAAGACCATGTCCCTGGTGACCTCCGCCACCGACATCCCCGATGGTGTTGTCAGCAACCCTGACGGACGCGACGGAGCCGACGGCAACGGCGGCGACCTGATCCTCCAGTCCCATCCGGGCATCGTCCAGGCGCGCCTCAACGAGACGCCCGGCACGATTGAGACCGGCACCGACTTGGCGCTGTGCGCCGATGCCACCGTCAAGGCGGCCACCGGCGCAGCCGGCGAGGTTGTCGTGGCCAGGTCCCTGGCCCCCAATACCAGCGGCCAGGGCGACTGCCTCCACGAGGTCATCCTCGTCGCCCGTCCGGCCGCCACTGCCGCCAAGGCCTAACTATTAACTCTTACCTATTAATTATTACATAGCATGAGTACATCCGCAACCTACGCCGTCAACCTGCCGCTGACCAACTACATTGTCGGCTGGTACGGCACCCAGACCCACGACCCGGCTCGCTTTCTCGCGCCGGGAGTCAAGGCCCCCGGCCTGCTGACCACCTACAAGCGCTACCTGCGACAGGACGCGTTTGCCACATCCGACACCCGCCGCCCCATGTACGACTCGCCCCGTACCATCGACATCCGTGGCGAGGACGTCCCGGTGATGCTGGAGGAGCACGTCCTCAAGATCGGCATTGACGACCGCGAGCTGCTCGGAGCGGTGGACGAGGAGGTCTACCGCAACAGCCTGCGCCAGTCCAAGACCCGCGCGCTGGCACGGCACATGCTCATCTCCCACAACAAGGAGGTGTTTGACTACGCCAACAGCGTCATCCCCGGCATCACGTCGGTGGATGGCATCACGGAGGCCAATAAGTGGAGCGACCGCTCCAAGCCCGTGGTCAGCATCCTGACCAGTCTCATCAACAAATTCGCCGTCAACAACGGCGTCTACCCCAACCGCATCCTGACCACACGCGACATCTGGGCGGACATCCAGGCCAACACGGAGGTCCAGTCCATGATGGGTGAGATGGGCCGCAAGGTCCTCACGCCGGAGACGCTCCTGGAGCTCATCGGCCTGCAGGGCGACGACATCCCGCCGGTCAAGGTCATGCGCACCATCGCCTCCTACAATCCGGGAGGAGTGGGCGGAGCAGAGGTGGACAACGTCAACGTCGTGGGCAACAACATCTACCTGTTTTACGCTGACGACAACCCGTCCCTGGATGACATCTCCGCGCTCAAGACCCTTAACCTCGCGGGAGATGACATGTACAGCACGGTGGAGACCTACCGCGACGAGGACATCTCCACGGAGTGGCTGCGCGTGCGCGGCCATCACAAGGTGGTGTTTGCCGCCCCGTCGGCCATGATGCGCATGCAGATTGCCTGATGCGGTTTTTCCGCCGCCTCCGGGC